CTAGCCGTTCAGCATACCACCAAAAGGTGAGCGAGCAATGAAAAGTGCACTCATACACGAAGTTAGTTCCAAGTTAAGCGTTTCAGCTCCACTCGTACATCTAACACGAGAAATTAACAAGAAAAACCCTACGCGTCCCTAGTTTAGGCGCTTACAGTGGGGTAACAATTACCCACTGCGGAGGGGAACAAGTCAATATATTTACAATGATTCGGTGGTTAAAGGGAACTGGTACACATCCAGTATTACAACGCAATAGAATCGAGAACAAAACTCAATTCTTTAAGCTCTAAAGCTTCATTGGCTGACTCGCACTGCCGAGCAAACCCACCACTATAGCCAGGGAGTAAAATTTATAAAACACCCAGCTATCCAAAGAATCCTCCCGTACCAGGAATCGGAACTTGCGCTCCTTTCGTGGCCCGTTTAGACTGCCTTTTGGCCTTGTTACGGGCTTTCTTAGCTGTCTTGGAGGCGGCACCAGCTCTAAGAGCCGCTAACTGTTGTGGAGTTATATGCGGCCCAAATTGCACTCTGGGGGTACCCTTTTGTTTTTGTCGTCCTTTTGATTGAAAGGGAGAGGGGTTGGACTGAGCATCACCTCCCCCTTTGGCGTTTCCCGAAATTCCTAACGCATCCATCGCACCTGTGAGCATACCAATTTTAGGGTGAAGAGCTGACCCAACACGCAAAGCAGGCATGACAATATCACGAGCGCGACCAATGACTTTCATGAACCAATCACCCAAACCATTTTCAGATACGGGGACACCAGTGGGCATCGACTGCATACAAAGAGAATAAAGTTCAATGGCAGTAGGATCATAACGCGGTGATGATTTGGCCAAAACAACCAAATCAGCATCAGCTGCAGAAGGAAATCGTTCAATTAGTAAATTCCAATTTATCGTAAGAGTAGTCTGAGGAGACAAACCTGTAAAATAGGCGCCACACGCATCCTGTTGAGTCCAGAATAAATCATTCCAAAACAGAATTTGTGAAGTACCTTGTGTAATAGTTCCTGGGGTAGGCATATAATACGCCCCAGTTCCCTCAGGTAAATTGGCTTGGTATTGGATAGGATTAATAACTATTGTATCTTGTAATGGTATTGTCTCACTATGAAATGAACCAACAACATAACAACCATCTTTAGCTTCCCATTGTTTAGAACCAGATAACAATAAAGCATCAGGCGTAAAAATGGGAGGAGAAGGAAGCAAGATAGCAGAAGGATATCCAATACCATTAGCAGAAGTAGCACCACCAATAACAGGGTAAGTAGAACTCTGAAACATATCAGGAGTAGGTTGCCTATAAGTAAGCACAGCTCCTTGTTTATAGAGTTGAGACGTCGTATTATGGACTTCAAAAGCTTGTCCAATAACACGAACTTGCCCATTGTAATATTGAGCGGGAACAGCAATAGTTGAATGCAAAGCACCAGCAGCTGCAAATCCCATCTGATTACCCGTAGCACAAGTATCAATACCCAATCCACCAGCATTGAAAATATTAGCAGTTCCTGTATACGCCCAAACAGGCGCAACAGAAGTACCTGCATTATTAACTTTGGTGAACGGAACATCAACAAGCCACGGATATTGGTGTATTCGACAATCCCAATTCCCTCCAACAAGGGCTGTGGGACAAGAAATAGTCGAGGTCAACTTAACAAGTTGAACAACTGAGTCAGATTGACATTGGTCAGGATAACCTGTAACATTAAGCGCAAGATCATGAAAAGGGTCCGCAGCACCTGTTAACCAATTCTTTCCTGCCTCGGTAAGACCGTTCTTGCCCACAAGAGAATTGAGGATACGCTCGCTTCTACTAACAGTAGACATAATTGAGTAACAAAAAGGAGAGAAGGATTACTGATGAAAAGAGCGAGAGAAAAAGTTAATATTAAGATTACGCGTGAAAAGAAAATTCGTAACGGCATCAACAATATTACAAAACTCGAACAATTTAAAAGCGCTTAAAAATTTTAATCGCGACGCGCTTTCAAAACCGTAGTAGAGTTTCTCACACTCCTCATCAGTAAAATAAGATTGCATACAACTATCCCAAGTAATTTGAATAGCATCGCCCTTTATTCCGGGGACGACAACGTAACCAACAAGCTCTCGCTCATAAGTACGCATAGCAAATTCAATATAATCTTTAATATAATTCCTACAGTCTAAATTAGCCCAAGACTCAAGTCGCAAAGCAAAGGCGCGTAGCAAAGACCAACGCACATCAATGCTTTTACCAAACTTAAGTAAAGAACACAAGACTTTAGTCGTATCAGGACTTGGAAGATAAATATTAGGATATTGGGGTAGCGTAACAAAATTATGCGAAAGAAAATCCAAACGTTGAACAGGCACAGGTTCTGAGTAAGTAGAAGTAATTTTCATACCTAAAGAAGCTAACGAAAGCGCTATGGTATCAACATTAAACCAACTCAAAACCCTCTCATCCACACCACAAGTGTTATCATCACCCGCTAAAAGCGGAGCGACGACTTGATTGAAGTATGCATAAGAAGGAACTTTATCTCGCAACTGAAATATACGTTCCTGCACATGAAACCTATCGGGGTCGCCAACCCCCATAGTTTCCCAACGGTTCATTAAATCTTGATACTCACCATCATAATTCTCGCGCCCAAAACGTTTACAAAATGAATCAATAAACGCATAGCACAAGATAAAATAGTTAGCAAGAGTATTATCAACAATAGTAGAATTTTGACCAGAATTGTTACCAGTCGTTTTAAAAACAAAATCACCACGAGTTAACCAAAGAAAACCTTTAATCATAGTCTCATAGTAATTTAACATACGTAACTTATTCGCATCAGTTTGATAAATCGTCCGAAGACAATTAAATCGAAACATAGCAATGGCCATTAACAAATCGTAAAATAACGACATATCATACTTACTAAAGTCAATAGAAAAACCTAGGAAAAAACGCAATAGAATTTCCATCATATGGTGGAAACCAGCGCCATATTTAGACCGACCAACAACGGAAGGCGTCTGAAGATTAGTACGATAAAATTTTTCGTTCATATCTAAACACAACCGATTGCCAGCGATCACTCGCTCAACTCCATCACAAATAAAAGTGCGAAAGCTTGGTGGGTCTTGATCGAGCTTTTCAGCAGGACGACCCTCAACCTTATCACTAACTTGACATATAGAATCGAGAGGATCAGAATTCGCTAAAATATTCCAATAATCTGAGAGGACTTTCGATGACTGACTCCAGGCGAAAAAATCGCCCTTGTCGTCAAAAAATTTATTCCAATAAAAACCAGGAGATTTTTTCTTCTCAGTATGTTCAATAATAACTTCTTGATCAGCGATGGCAGAACCACACATTTTGGGATAAAACATGCGATGCATCCACTCCTTGGCTAAAGAGAATATGCTTTTATCATAAGTAGGTTGAGGACGAGCGTAATTCGAAACTGAACTATAAGATCCAGATGGAACACATTCGACATACCTATACTTATTCCAATCAATGGGAAAATCCCTATGACGGATCCAATTTGCCACAGAAGGCGAAAAAGGAGGAGCTTTATTCTCCTTATACGGACGGAAAGACGCGGCAACAAAGGGCATAAGCTCCTTGTTTACCACGTAGCGTTCGTACTCAGCCGACGGTCTGCTCCCTCCAATGTGGAATGTTCCAAGTCCATAGGACTCGTACCAGCTAAGGGTCTCCTTAAGAGACTCAAGCGTTCCACGGGAGCTGACTCGTTTTTTGGCAGATGATCAACAGATGTAGGATCACGTTGTAAACTCTCAGGCTTTGGAAAGCCAGCAAGAGTACATTTATAACATCGTGCTCTTTGAACATCAGTTGATGGTGGATTAAACGAATCATGACATTGAATACATAAACGAGCAACATAAGAACTACGTGGGGCTCTCGCCTCCATATATTTATGCGAACGCAATTGTTCAAAAATATGCTCCGTCCATGGTATAAAAATGTTTTCCGTTTTACCTCCCATAACATGAAAACCAACTAACCTCCTATCAACCCAAACACCTCCAGAACAAAAACCTTCTAAAGACGAACAATCATAAGTCCATTCATTACCCCGGCGACAAATTGTGCCAGGAGAAACATTGTACTCATTATGTAAGTCAAAAGCTCCTAAAACACACTGCTCACCATCAACTGGTGGTCTAAAGTTCGTAGGGGCTGAAGGAACTTGAACCTTTGAGTTGGGCCAAGGCCAGGCCAACAATTTATCAACAGATTTGGTACTAATCACTAACAATCTCTCATTAGGAAAACTAATACGTTCCTCATAACTAACGTGATTTAAAGTGTACATGAAATACAATGTTGTAGCATTAGCCAATAAAGGCCCGTGCTCACAAAATACGACATAACCACACACACGAATACCATTAAGAACTTGATTATCATGTTGGTCATAGATATTAACTGTACGATCACGATAATAACCGACAGAATACATAGGTCGACCAGGTAACATACTTTCCAAACGCCGATGACGATGGACATATTGACACCTACTACCTATACGGCATTGTCCGCCGTTATCCTCATCAGGACAGGATCGCGCTTCAAGTCTGTCATCCACACGATCGGCAGCCCGACGCATTCTCTCAAGCTCAGAAGCACTAAAGCCATCATGAGTTATTGATTTTGCGTAAGCAGCCATAGCATGGGGGGTCTTACCCTGAAACACAACTTGATTCATTAATAATCTGTCCCAATTTTTGAAATTTGGATCAAACTGCTTCATTTGTTTATGTAGCTCAAAAGCCACATGCTCAAAATGACTAAACGCTTGGTTCATCTCCCTTTCGGAATTATAACCATAAAAGCGACAGCGGTCATCAGCCAAATCCCAAGCCTTGTTTTTCAAATAATCTTCAAATGAGTTATCCGGAGTATTGTGGGCTGGATACTGAATCCTTCGAACTTGAGCTTTAGTAACATCTTGGGTTTCCCCAGTCTTACCACGCTTAATCGTCTGGAATTTTTCGGTATTAAAAAATCTCTCTGAAGTGAACTCATCAATCTTCAGAGGGTGACCATTACTACCTTTTACATCAGAATACCATGTCCACTGATTCACACGCCTATTACTTTGATCTTGGTAAGGTTGAACATAATGTTTAAGATCTTCTCTCGAATCTCTATCATTTTCATTAATTTCTTCATAACCTTGATCAACCAACCGATCACGATGTTTGAAATCATGGCCCCTTTGACGATTAGGTCCAGGGGCCTCAAACTTTCTCTCGTTCTTGCCTTTACGATAAAAATACAAAAGTATAATAATAACGGCAGTCAACGCAGAGAAAACTATCAGACATGTGGTAGGTGTTAATAGACTTTTAACCCATTGAGTATTACTAGTAGGAAGCGGAACGTCCGCTCCCAAACCAGCATTTGGATGTTGAGTGAGTTTACGCATTACTGCGGTATCAGTCAACTCTTGAATCGCCTTCCAGACGCGCTTATTTTCCTCGGAACCATTGCCAGTTGCTGCTAAAGCCTTCTCAAGCTCAGCTAACTTCTTAGCATATTCCGAATCTCGTTGCGCCTGAGTACGATAATCCGAATCCTGGGGTGGGGCGAACTCCTGATCAGGTTTAATGCCTCCGATCACGGCCTGCTTTACCTCCTCAACAACCTCTTCCATCTCTGTAGCTAAAGGATCGATCTTACCAGTTGAAAAGCCAATAAGACCAGACAAACCTTGAATCATATGAATAATAGTATTACTATATCTATGGACTTGCGCCCAAACATCGAGCGCTTTCCAGCCGTTATGAACGGCTAGAATTGGCACTGCAATGCAAGATATCATATTCAAAAAGTTTGTTAACATATCCTTAGTACGAGATTCAAACCTGCGCTCCTCAACAAAAATATTATAAAAATACATGTAAAAAGAGCGCAGCAACAATAAAGTCGACACAACAGCAGCCACATCAAGCAAGCTAGGAAGTGAATCCTTAACAGCTCGCTTGGCTTCAGTAACTGCCATAACAGTCGAATCTTGTATTTGATTTGAAACTTGTTGTCCAACCTGTGAAATGGAACTAACCACAGGAGGTATAATCGTTTGCTTAGCATGTTCACGAAACTCAATAAGTGCATCCGATACATCAACACGCCAATCACGTAAAACGCGACGGGCGTAATCTTTAATCAGAAAGCACAATCCTCCACAGCAAATCACTGCGAGGGACACAAGAATCGGCGCTAGCAATGGAATCATATCCGTGAATGTCCAAGCTTGAACCTCGGTATCCGGTTTTAAAGCGGCTACCTTTATCGATCCAAGGATTACACTCATCACCAAGGAAATCCCCAAGGCTTTTATAATATGATAATGGACTGATCGATGTCCCCGATTCAAAATAACTAAATTCGGGGGCACTTGCCAAGCTGACATCCTCTTCCAAGGATCTACAACTATTTCCGCCACCAATGGACTCACTATCTTCAGCCACGATGGATCTAACCACCGCTCGTTCAGATTGCAAAGATACCATGGCGGGGCGGGCCAACCATCTTGTCCAATAAGGAGTCCTCCGGGAGGGTTCCCTAAACGGAAACCTTGAGGCCTCAACCCTTGTAAACCATTCGGTCTCATCATCAACACATCCGCTTCTGGTAGGTAAGGGGGTAGTGACGAAAGGCCATGGGTCCTCCTCAAAAAAAGAGGATTTAAGGACCGAGAACTCATCGAAAGATATATTATCAGGTACGCAAGAACATTGTTGACAATCGCCAACAAAGTTACTTGTACCATCCACAGCGCGATTTGCACGCTGCTCCCAATCCAAAGTGTGCTTATTATTATTGCTAACGTGTTTAAATTGATCAACCATACCGGAATATTGCTGATAATTTGATTGGGTCTCTGAAGAGAGCCTCTTAAAACAACGATAAAACAAATCCCGAACCCGATGATTGTGAGACTTAAAATAACAGTCACACATTGCAGGAGCACTGGATCCAATAGGCACACAAACACTGCCATAGCCAGATACATTAAAGCACCCACGAAGAGCACAAAACGCATAATAATGCGCGAATCGCTCAAAAGAGGCCAAAATGGCATCTTCAGTTAATCCACGCCAATAAAAATCAAAAAGAAAAATCTTTCCGATTATGCGCACACGATCTGGCCTGCAGAAATTACAACTAATAACTCTCTTACCACTCAGCTTGTCCGCCGTCTCTTAGCAGACTCTCCAATATCACTATCTGATTCCTCAAAAATAGTATCGTCAGAAACGACACGCTCCCGTAAAGAATAATCAGGAACAAATTCCGGGCGTAATGCTCGGGGATCCCAAACACGTGCAGGACTATAGGTAGTCCCGTTAGCAGGAGTAAGAAAAGGATCAGACAAAGAACTAGTCCAAGAATTTTCAATAGAAGCTCTCTCTAAAGGCGAGAAAGCGTTACTCAAATTCTGACAAGCCTTATTTATCGCAACTCCCGTAGCCAAAAGACCTACTGGTGCGCGACTAGAAGGCGTATATGTACCTCCCGTAACGTTCAAAGTAGGAGTTGTTTTATCAAAAAGAAAAACTCCCGGAACAGAAGAAGGTGTATATGTGCCAGCTAATGGGCAAGTACTGAGATAAGGTGCGAGGAACAAATAGTTGCCGTCGCCTCCCTGGATAAAGTAATTGGTAGGAAAGAAATTAGTGAGCAGGTCCTTACAAGACTTGCAAATAGTAGTAGCTGTTCCCGCCTGATATCCGCTAAGTAAATTAGCGAGTAAAAGACGAGGTTGACAATCGCCACAAAGTTGCATAAAACAAGTCTTGCAATAGAC